TTCAGTCAGAGAAGAAACCAATCAGGAGGAAATATCCATGGAAAACACAACACCTGATTACACTTCAGCAATTGAAGAAGTTCGTAATCACGCAGAAGAATTGGAACGCCGTCTAGATGTTATCGCAACAGAAAAGACAGTTTCAAATTCAGCACCAAAGTTCCGTTCATTCGGAGAATATGTTAAGGCTGTAGCATCAGGCGATGTAGAAGCACATCGTGAATACACAGGCCCAACAACAGCAGATACAATTATGAAGAACGCATGGGTTACAGATGTAATTCAGGTTCTTAACGCAGGCCGTCCAACATGGTCAGCACTTTCTTCAGCAGCACTTCCAGCAGATGGAAACAATGTTGAATACCCAGTTCGTGTAACAAACGACGCAGATGTTGATGTACAGGCTGCAGAAGGCGATGCACTTGCATACGGTGCAATTGAAATCACTTCAGCAACTTCACCAATCAAGACATACGGTGGATACACAAACATGTCACGCCAACTCGTTGAGCGTTCATCAGTAAACTATGTTGATGCAGCATTCCGTGCAATGGTTGCAAAGTACGCTGCAGTTACAAACGCTGCTGCTCGTACACACCTTGGCACAGCAACAGGCTTCAACACATCAACAGTATCAGCATGGGATGCAGACGCAATCCTTGAGATGCTTGCAGATTCAGCAGTTAAGGTTAACGGAGACACAGGTAAGGCTCTTGAGTTCATCCTTTGNTCAGCAGATGTTTTCAAGGCAATCGCTAAGACAACTGATGCTTCAGACCGTCCATTGCTTTCAAACGCAGGCGCAACTGTAAACACATTCGGTTCAATCAATCCAGTAGGACTTTCAGGAAACATCCTTGGTCTTCCATTGGTATTGGACCCATCACTTGCTAATGGTTCTCTATTCGTAGGTAACCGTACTGCAGTAACAACATTTGAATCAGCAGGTGCACCACTTCGCTTGACAGATTCTGATATTACTAACCTAACCAACACAATGTCTGTTTATGGATACGGAGCAATTGCTTCACTTGATCCAAAGGCAATGGTTAAGGTTGCTAATCCACTTGACTAATTAGGAGATAAAAAATGGACTGGACTGACCTCAAAGCATATGTAGGCTCATCAACTAATGATGATGCTTATGTTGAAGAATGCTGGAACACAGCAAAGGATTTGATTGCATCTTATGTGCAGTCAGCAAAGATTCCTGCTGGAATTCTTAAGCGTTCATACCTTGAGGTTGGTTCAGAACTTTTTCATCGTAGGAATGCACCAATGGGAGTGGCTCAATATGCAACATATGACGGAGCACCGTTAAATACTGCAAGAGACCCTCTCGTTGGTGTATATCCACTTCTTAATCGTTATATGGTGAGATTTGCATGAATCTTACAGCAATAAGAGATGAACTTTCAAGTGCCATCATTCTTGGTGGTATCTCAAAAGTTTACAAGTTTGTACCAGAGAAGCCAGTACCGCTTTGTGCGATAATGGAACCTGATACTGAATTCATTACTGTGTATGAGAATCAATACGATGCTGATTATGCATCAAATTGGAAGGTATTAATCCTTGTTCCATACGCAACTAATGAAACAGAAACAGAAAATCTTGATGACACTCTTGACACTCTTATTCCTGCTATATGGGAATACACCACAGCAACAAAGTTAACAGTAGACAAGCCATTTATTCAAGAAGTAAATGGTGCAAGATACTTAGCAACAAATATAAATATTTCAATTGACATTGAAGGAGGAAATTGATATGGCAAGAATTAAAGGCAAATCAATCATCTTTGAAGTTGACGGAACAGAGTACGCAGGAACAGTAAGTAATGTTACTTTCTCTTCTGCAGTTGGTACTCTTGGTTTTGGAGATTACGTAGATAGTTTAGATTTCACATGTGCAGTCACTGGTTTCCAGGATGTACAAGCAGCATCACTATGGTCTGAGTTGTTTGACAACCCAGGCGCAACAGTAGATATCACATACGCACCACACGGAAATGCAACAGCAACTTCAACACAGCCACACTTCACAGCGACTGGCTATGCTGAAACTGTACCTGATCTAGGTGGAGCAGCAGGCGAATACTTCGTCTACGATATCAACTTTATTCTTACTGGTAAGCCAGTACGAGTAACAGCATAATTAAATAGAGGACGCTATGGCGGAAGCAATAGAGATAAACCTAATAGGTGTCAAAGAAGCGCAAGCAGCAATTGACAAACTAGCGGTTGAATTAGAGAAAAACATAACTCTTAATAAAGAATTAAGTCAGACTCTTGCTCAAAAGGCTTCTGCCATGGCCCCTCGTCTAACTGGTGCTCTTGCATCATCTGTAGTAGGAAATCCTTCTGAAGAGAAGGCTCAAATATTAGCAGGAAGTGAAGCAGTACCATATGCAGGAGTTATTGAATATGGATGGCCTAATAAAAATATTCAGGCAAAACCATATTTAAGACCAGCAGTAAACGATAATATTAACTACATTATCGCTAAGTACGAAGACAGCATAAAAGAGAATATCAAAAGATATAACTTAGACTAACGGAGGCAATACATGGAGCAAAACGATTTAATGTCCACCATGAAGTGGAAAGAATTAGCAGAGATTGAAACATATCTTGATTTACCTATGGATGAATGGGACCAATCACCATCTAAGGCAAAACTAGCATTTGCTATGCAATATATGATGGCAAAGAGAAATAACTCATCCCTTACAATAGAGGAAGCAGAAGCAATGACAATTACACAGTTGTCAGGACTCTCTGGAATGGATATAACAGTCCCAAAAGAGGAAACTTCAGCCTAAAGGCGATGGCGCAATTCTGTATCGCAACAGGATATACGCCAGCACAGTTCTATGAACTGACATATGGAGAATATGTAGCAATGGTTGAAGTTTTAAACAGGAGGAAGTAAAATGGCACAACAGATAACGATTGATATTGTTGCGGAGACCAAAAAACTTACTGCTGGGATTAATGAGGCCAATGACCAGTTAGGTGGCATGAGCAAAAGTCTTAAGACTGCTGGTGCTGCTGCGGCTGGTCTTGCCTCAGCCTTTGTATTAAAAGAAGGCATATCTTTCCTTAAAGATGGTATTGAAGAAGCACAAGATGCAAGAAAAGCAATGCTTGCTGCAACATCAGCATTTGGAAAGGGATCAAAAGCCCTTCAAGAAATTACAAAAGATGCTGAAGCATTTGGTAAAGAATTAGCAATTGATAATGATGACATTATTAAACTTGCAACAGGACTTGGTGTTAAATTACCTAAAGAAGCAAGAGATGCATCTGCTGAGTTAGTAAAACTTGCTAAAAATCTTGAAGCATCTTCTGCTGGTGCAATAAGTGCTGAGTCAACCCTTTCTAAACTTGGAAAGGCGTTTGTTGATGGAGANATTAATGCTAAAGAATTAGCAAAAGTTATTCCTGGTCTTGATNATGCAACTATTAAAATGGTTGAAACATTNTCTAAGGCTGGTAAGAATCAAGAAGCACTTAATGTTCTTATTGAGGCTGGAGAAAAGAAATANGGTGGGGCTGCAGCATCACAAGTTACTGCAACACAAAAGTTTGATGTAGCACTTGCAAATCTAAAGGAAACAATTGGTACAAAGGTTCTTCCAGTACTTGAGAAACTTATTGATTTTGCAACAAAGATGATTGATGCATTTAGTGCACAACCAAAGATTTTACAAAATGTAGAGTTAGCACTTTTGGCTATAGTTGCAGTTGGTGGACCACTCCTAGGGTTCCTTGCATCAGCAAAAACTGCAATGGTAACTCTTGGGCTTGTATCTGAAGGTGCTGCTTTAGGAACAAATGTCCTTAGTACAGCAATGAAGGCTTTGCCATGGGTTGCACTTATTGCAGCAATTGTTTTAGCAATTGAGAACTGGGATAAGATTAAAGATGCAGTTCAATTTGTTTGGGAAAAAATCCAGGCATTTGGTAATTGGGTAAAGCCATTCCTTGATGCAGTATGGACTTCAATAAAGAATATATTTGAATTAGCNCTTGGTTTAATTAAAACAGCAGTAACTACTTATTTTGATGGCTACATCAAGGTNATTACTTTCTTTGCAGAGTTTATTGTTAAAGCAATTTCAGAATCATGGAACATAACAAAAGATGTAATTGAAAAAACCATGGGTGCAATTAAAGATATTCTTGAAAAGGTCTGGCTTGCAATTGCTACACAAATTGTAGATATTACCGTTGGTATTAGAGATAAGATTAATGCTGCTTGGACATCTGTTAAAGATAAAACAATTCAATTGTTTAATAATGTAAAAGATTACGCTTCTGATATTTGGGATGGAATCAAAAGCATNGTTGGTGGAGCAATCACAGCAATTGGAAATGCAGTAAAGAATGTATTTGGCGACATGGTTAATGTTGGTAAAGATATTGCTCGTGGAATTATGGAAGGCCTTACAAGTTCACAAACTTGGTTTAAGTTTAATTTTAAGAAATGGATTGATGACAGTATTATTGGTTGGGCAAGAGTTGTTATGAAGATTCAATCTCCATCAAAGGTTATGATGGGAATTGGAGAACAAATAACTGAAGGTCTTTATGTTGGTATGGGATTGCCAGGGGCACCAGGAATAAACCTTCCAAGAATAAATGTTAATGCTGCAGCAAGTTCAGGAATTGTTGTTAATATTAATGCAGGTCTTGGCACTGATCCATATTCATTAGGAAGAGCAGTAGACTCAGCATTATCTAAATATGGAACAATCTCAAAGAGTTCAATAGGAGCAACGCTTTAATGTCTAATCTTAGAGGAATTATTGAGGTTACAATAGATGGCCAAGATGTAACTGCTGGATTGCTTCAGGCAGACATTACCAGAGGAATTCCTGAATATTATGGTTGCTGGTCTCAAGTTTCTCCAGGGCAATTAAGAATTAGAACAAAGAATCTTGATATGGACCCATCAAGAAACCCAAGCATTGATCTTTATTCAACAATTACTGTAACTGCAAACAATGTAACAATCTTTAAAGGAAAACTTATAGATGTTCAAACAGAATACTTTCCAAAAGATGATGCAATTGTTACACTAAATGCTTTTGATGAACTTGGAATATTGTCATTAAGAAAGTTTGGAAACATTACTTTTATTAATCAAGATTATGAGGCTAAAACTATAATTGTTCCAACAACTATTCGTGATCTTTTATCTTTTGATTCATCAAAGGTTTGTGATAATAATCTTGGTGGTGGAACAGAAATCACTGATTTAGGTGGTCGTCAATATGCTTATCAGGAAAATCCAAAACTTGGCTATCCTTATCCAAATGATGTAATTGTTTATACTGTTGATCAATATGGTGGACTTGGTGGTTGGGGTACAGCAATTAAAACAGCACCAACTTTGTTTACTGGAATTGATCCTGATGGATTTGATGGAATTTGGGGAAATCAGCCAGGTGTAAATGGTGCAGAATGGCTTGCTCTAACAACAACAACTGACACTGATGCATTGACATTATTCTTAAAGGCAGAACAATCTGAAGCAGGTTTTGCTTATGTAAATGCTTCAAACAAATTTGTTTTAATGAGCAGAAGATATATTGATAATACAACAAGTTGGGCATCAGAAGCAAGATTTGCATCTGACGGAAGTGGAATATCTTATAATAATATTAAAGTTACAAATGGTTGGGAATCTGTTGTAAAAGGTGTTACAGTATCAAATACATGGACTAATTCTTTCTGTGATTGGGACAAAAATTTTTCTCCAATTGATACACTATACAATGGAAGCACTACTGGCTATTATCAAAATCCACCACTAACAAATAGAGATGGAACAACGACAACCAAAATTCTTAATCCAAACCCTGCACCAAACTTAAAATATCCTTGGCTTCCATATGGAGCAGTTGAACTAAAAGGTAGTTATCAAAAATATGCAAAAACAACTGTTGCTTCAGGTGCAAAAACACCAATCTATGATATTCAAACAAGAGATTGGGATGTTACAAAACTTACAACAAAGTCTATTTTTAAAGGCTCATCAAGCATTAATGGAAATAATCAACTTTATTTAAATACAAACTACACAATGACTGGTTCAACTGGTGGTGGATACATTTATAACAGAAATGGCGTAATAACTAATCTCCCTGCAACACCAGATGCATATGTAGACAATGTTTCAATTAGAATGAATGAACTTGCTGATGAGATTCTTTCTCTATATTCAACACCAACAACAGATGTACGCTCAATAGGCTTTGATGTTCATTTAGATGATGTTGACGATGTTGCAGGAATTGATATTTTTGACAGAATTGATTTAGATCATAACCATGATGGATTTGCTGTAGATAAGCAGTATGCAGTTATGGGTATTAAGCATACAATTACTCCAAACAATTGGAATGTAACTTACGAACTTTGGAATCAAGAAGGTAGACCATAAAGTTTCTGGATTGCCTCCAGGAAAAGCAAGACCCTCCCACACAATGTCTGTTAACATAATGGGAGGGTTTTGTTAATACCAGCCGCTTTTTATTTGATGGCCTAGTGCTTTACATACGCTCCCAGAATAACGATGTTTAACATATCTATCAAATCTAGCAACCTGTTGATTCATAGATAACTTTGTTTTAACATTCATTAACTGGAATAGTCCATAAGCACCAGATTGTGAATTTTTAGAATGTAGATGAAAATTGGATTCTATCTTGACAAGATTCATCGTGCAGTTTANTTCCTGTTGCGAATACCCTTGGTTTGTCAANATCAAGGTCAAAGCAACAATAATTTCAATCACTCTTCAGTGACTGGTTGCACCTCTTGTGGTAGTTCCACTGAAACCTCTTCAATAACTTCAGGTTCTTTCTTCTTAACTTCTTTTACCTTTGGACGCTTAGTCACATAGTCCCAGTCTTTAACTGGAATTAACTTACCGTCATAATATACATTTTTAGCCATTTTTACTCCTTTTGGGCAAGAAGCAGGTAGATAGCATCTACCCTTTCCTCAACCCTAGTTAGTCGTTCTGTATTAGTATCAACCTTGTCTCTCATTGATCCGCCACCATTGGGCTTGAGTTCGCTGAGAAACTTGCTGATAATCCATTTATTAAAGCCAAACAGGGCTGCTAAAATGGAGACTACGCCACCAAAAAAGGCAGTGAGCAATTCAGGCGTAATAGTCATAATACATTAAGTATACAATTGAAGTATATTTACTTTGGAGGAACCAAATGGAAGTTCTTAATTCACAGCCAGATAACCTAGAATGGCGTGTATATAGAAGCGACAGCACAGTGTTGACGCTTGTATTGGTAGACACAAATAATGAGCCATTAGATTTGAGCGGATGGGAATTTTCAGGACAAGTACGACAGTTCCCAACAAATGAAACAGTTTTAGACTCAATGAACATTGTACGCAATGAGCATGTCCTCACAATTGGACTTGATACACAAAATCTTGATGTAATGAATTTCTATGATATTCAAGGAATTAACGAAGATTTAGGTAAAGTTTCAACAATTCTTAGAGGAACAATTTATGTAGAAGAGGATGTGACACGATGATAGAAGTATTATCACCAAGCGAAATTAAAATATTCGCAGCAGATTTAGAAATTGCAACAGGACCACAAGGTCCAGCAGGCCCAAAGGGTGACACTGGAGATACTGGTGCTACAGGTGCTACAGGCCCTACAGGAGCCACTGGAGCAACTGGGGCTAAGGGAGACAAAGGCGACACTGGTAATACAGGCGCACAAGGCCCTACAGGGGCTACTGGTGCCCAAGGTNTCCAAGGCGTAAAGGGAGATACTGGAAACACTGGTGCAACTGGTGCACAAGGTATTAAAGGCGATACAGGTGAACAAGGCCCTCAAGGTATTCAAGGAATCCAAGGAGAAACTGGTGCTACAGGAGCACAAGGTATTCAGGGAACTAAAGGTGATACAGGAGACGAAGGCCCACAAGGAATTCAGGGCATCCAAGGTGAGCAAGGCATCCAAGGTGAAAAAGGCGATACTGGAGATACAGGTACACCAGGTACTGATGGAGACCACTATCACACAACATCTACAACATCATTAACAATTGCAGCAAGCGGAACTGTTACACCAATACTTGCTGATTTGAATGTTGATTACACTCCTGCACAATCTGTAGTTATTGCACATGATGAAAGCAATCACATGCATGGTTCAGTTGTTTCTTACAATCCAACAACAGGTGCATTGGCAGTAGCATTAACACACAAGACTGGTTCTGGAACATACACATCATGGACTGTTAACTTAGATGGTGCTGTTGGTATTCAAGGCCCTCAAGGAGAACAAGGAATTCAAGGTGTTAAGGGAGACCAAGGCGACCAAGGAATTCAAGGAATCCAAGGAGAACAAGGCATTCAAGGAATTGAAGGTCCTAAAGGTGATACTGGTGACCAAGGAATTCAGGGAATTCAGGGAGAAACTGGACCACAGGGTATTCAGGGAGAACAAGGTCTTAAGGGAGACACTGGAGATCAGGGAATCCAGGGAATTCAGGGTATCCAAGGAGAGCAAGGCATTCAGGGAATCCAGGGAGAGACTGGACCTCAAGGAGCCCAAGGTATTCAAGGAGCGACTGGAGCCACAGGTGCTGCAGGTGTACAGAATGTATTCGTACAAAGCACTGCTCCATCATCTCCATCTACTAACTACATTTGGATTGTTATTTAATGACAAACAGGCTAATTGATAAGGCTCACTCATACACTACCGCTATGGGTATTGACTTTGATGATGCATTTAATGGAACCAATTGGCCAGCCACATACGGTAGTTATTCATTAGGCAGTGCTCAACAAAGTATACTTAATGCAAATGGTGGTTTGACATCAAATGTTAATGATGGACCATTTCCTGGACAGCGTTCATGGCGTTTTGAAAACGGTAAAGGTGCAGGAAAAACAGCAAGACTTAGATGGTCAAGTTATGGTAATCAATCATCATATGGTGCTAATTATGTCAGACCACAAAACTATTCATACTCTATTTGGGTAAGAGTTAACTCAATGGATGCTAATCCATTCTACAATAGAGCATTTTCTGAATTTCTCAATGATACTAGTTCACAAACATCTGATGATTGGTACACTGGTTGGTATTTTGGGTATGTTAAGAATAACAACTCTGGTGATGCAAACTATGGTAAGCCAGTGTTCAATCTTTATACTGGTGGAAATGACCAATACTTTGCTGTAGATGATAAAGGAGACTTTATTGACTATAACAAATGGTATTTAGTATCAATTATCAAAGAAAAGATTAACTCAACAACAGTTTCAGTAAAGTTACTTATTAATGGTGTAGTGTTAAATAGTTTTACTCATGGATTTATTGACCCAGCAACAACAATTATTGATATGGGTAACTCAACAAACACAATTTGGGTTGACCATTCATTGGCTGGTGCTATTTATGGCAGCAAAGATATTTTTACAGAATCAGTTATTAGAGAGATTTATCTCTATGGAGCACCAATCCAACTACCCGTAAAATATTATGACGGATCAGCATGGCAAACATCTTCAGATCAGCAGATTTGGAATGGGTCTAAATGGATTCCAATGTACGCCAACAAGTGGACAGGCTCTGCCTGGGTACCCGTTTAAAGCCTCCTAGGGCACTTTTAAGCCACTTACGACAGTATGTGGTATAGTTATATAGTCTACCT